AGAAAATAAGGCAACAGAATCATTGGTGACAATGTTATGCAGAAGTGGAAAGAGGACAAGAGAGGAAGTGATGGCATTAATGGGTGATGATAATTGGATGACTGCATCTGAATGTTTGGAGGCAGGATTTTGTACATCCATCACCGGAGGCATGAAAGAGATTAAGGCAGCATTGACAAATTCTTACAATGATTACCCAAAGGCAGCATCAGACAATGCAAAAAGAGCATTGAAGTATGCAGAGGAAAATGGATGGGGAGATTGCGGCACAAACGTGGGAAAAATCAGAGCAAATCAGTTGGCCAATCGTGAGCCAATTAGCCGTGATACAATTGCGAGAATGGCAGCATTTGAAAGGCACAGACAAAATTCAACAACACCATACGGAGAGGGTTGCGGAAAATTGATGTGGGATGCATGGGGTGGAGACGAGGGCATTGCATGGGCGCAAAAAAAATTAAAGCAAATTGATGGTGAGATGGCCACATCAGTTTTCAAAAAAATATCAGCCATCACAAACAATCTAAAAAACCAAATCAGCAATATGAACAAGCAGATTACAAATGCTTTAGGATTGCAGGAAGGTGCTGCGGAGGATATTATCACTCAGGCCATCAATAGCCTGAAAGAAAAATCATCCAAAGCATCTGAAAGCCTTAAAGCAAAGGATGCTGAAATCAGCACCTTAACAAACAAGGTCAATGACCTTACCAATTCTTTGAATTCAGTATCCGCAGAGCGTGATTCTTTCAAAGATAAAGTTGAATCAGCACAGGCCGAAGTATTAGCAACCAAAGTTGCAGATGCAGTTGCCAATGCCGTTAATGCCGGAAAGATTGCAGACAATGCAGAAAGCCGCAACAAATGGTCAGAGAAATTGGTGAATGATTTTGATGGAACAATGGATTTGATTAATTCAATTCCTGTGAGCAAAAAAGCACCATCTGCAGTAACCAATTTCGGCCAAAGCACGGATAGCAAAATTCCTGCAAATTATGCCGCAAAAGTGATGGCAAGAATTGCAGAAAAAAACAAATCGAAAAAATAATCCATAAGCAAGTAACACAATGGAAGCATTAAATATACAAGATACCACCTATGCCGGAGAGGCAGCATCGGTGATGATTGTTAAGGCCGTTACAGGTGCAGACACCATCAATGGTGGCAACATATATCTGAAAGATGGCATCAAAAAGAAATTCACAATTCCAAAATTGGACATTGCAAATTTCATTCAGGCAAGGCAGGCAACACCTGTATCATCAGGCGATGTGACAGTTGCAGGTGCAGTAATTGAGCCACAGGATTTCATGATGTATTTAGAAATGAATCCGCGCGATTTTGAAGAACATTGGTATGCGGTGCAGTTAAATCCAAAACTTTTGGATGCTGAATTACCACAGACCTTTGAGGCCTATTTCATGATGTACATCCTTGAAAAATTGGATGAATTTGTTGATGGCCATATATGGCAAGGCCGCACGGCCTACGCAACAGGCACAACACCTGCATCAGTTGGCGCACCTGCATCAGCAGCACAATATGAGTATTTTGATGGTTTAATCAAAAAGGCATTGGACAATGCATCAGTAATTGATGTTCCAACACCTGTTGCATTAACATCATCCAACATCATAAGCAAATTGGAAGATGCAAGGGCATTACTGCCAAAGGCATTACTAAGAAAGTTTGGTGCAAACGGAACAAAATTCCTCCTTTCATATGAAGATTATGAAAAGTATGAAGAGGCATTGATTGCGCTGCAATACAAGGGGCCAAGTCCGGAGGGTGTTATCAATGGCCAATATAAAGGCTACAATGTTGAGCGCATTGCCGGAATTCCCGAAAATACTTTCATGGTATGTATAGCAAGACCATCCACAGAATCAAATTTGTGGTTGGGCATGAATTCAACAGAGGACAACCAATTGGAGTTGAAAAGACTGCAGGCCAATTCAGAATTATTCTTTGCAAAAGGATTGTTCAAAATGGATGTGCAAATTGGATTTGGAGACCAATTGGTATTGTACACAACACAAACTGCCTGAAATACATCAGCATACGATTCAGGATATGGCGCAGGATATGATTAATTCTGCGCCATCCTTTAAACACTAAAAAAAACAAAACAATGAAAAAACTTTTTTCCCTTTTCTTTCTGATTGCCGTGTCTTTGTCAGTATTCGGACAATCTACATCACCGCGATTTGGAACGGCCAAAAATCAGGACAATACAGGCCGCGTATTGCAGTATAAAGTTGTAACATCGAATGATGCTGCAGGCAATGACACAATATCTGTTACTGCAAATGCATGGCAGACAATTGTAAGGCCATCAAGCAACATCACAGATTCTGTGAACATCAAAGCAGTTGTAACCAATTGCCGCATGGGTGATGAACTTTATGTTGTGGTATCAAAAGGTGCAGGTGCAGGTGCAGTTAGATTCCCCTCTGCATATTTTATTAATGATGCTGCAGCTAACAGATATACCATTGGAGCAAACAAAACTGCAGTATTCTTCTTTAAATTTAACGGCAGTAAATGGCACATGGTGTCTAAGACTGTTGCACCTTAATTAATCGCGTAAAATCCCCATAAAAAACGCAATCATGGCAAAAGAAACATCATTCAATCCTGAGTTGATTAAATTTCTGCAATCGGATGCAGGCAGTCATGTTAAAGTAGTTTATTTTAACGAAAATGGCAAATGGTTATTCCGGTCAAAAGGTGAATTCACAAATGCAGTAAATGCATCTGAAATCACCGGTCAATCTGTTGTGGAGGAAATTGAATCAGAGGTTGAATTAAAGCCAAAAAAAGGTAAGAAATGAGCGATTTCGCAATTCAGCACGCAGAGGCATTGGCCATCAAAAAAAGCATTCCTGTATCAAAATTTGATAACGTGGTTTGTTTTTCGGATGGTACAATCTTTTGCAATACAACGCAGGAAATTGTGGATGGTTATATTTCTAATCAAAACGTGATTGCCATTTGGCTAAAAGAGCCAAAGGCCAAAAAAACCACAAAAAAATAATCGGAAATGTCATTACCATTACCACAGATAACATTTGATGTTCAGGCAGGAGGATTAGGCCGCAGGCCATCCAATGACGATTACATCAGCGCACTCATTGGCTACATTGCCAACGGAAATTTACCTGCAGGATTCACAACCAATGACAGAATCAAAAGGGTATTCAGCATTCAAGAGGCAGAGGCATTAGGAATCAATCTGAATTACACAGATGAAACCAAAGCAACAGGCACATATACCATCACCGCAATTGGCAGTAATGGTGATATACTTGAATTGTTTATACCGCAGCCATCCGGCACACCTGTATCAATAGGTGTTTATACCAAAACGGCATCAGAAACAACGGCAGGGCAAGTTGCAACGGCATATGCTGCAATAATAAATGCAGGAACATACATTCATGGATTTACCGCAACAGCATTATTGAATGCAATCACAATAACTGCAGCACCCGGATTAGGAATTTATCTTAATACCTTAACTGCATCTGCAACAATTGTTGGAACAATTGCAGGAACGGCAGCAGCGTTTTCCGGAGGTGTGGGCAGTCGTATTGCAGTATTTCATTATCACATCAGCGAGTATTTCCGATTGAAGCCAAATGGCCAATTGTATATTGGTTTATATGCTGCATACGGAACGAATTTTGAGGAAGTGACATTGGTACAAACTTATGCCAATGGTGCAATCAGGCAGATGGCAATCATGAATGATTTTTCTACTGCCTATGCAACAAGCCAAACCACAAAGATTCAGGCACGATGTGATGAAGTTTTCGGGCAATACAGGCCAATGGTTGCATTGTTTGCACCGGAGATTTCCGGCACGGCATCAGTTTCATCTTTGCCAAATAATTCCACATTAGATTCTGAAATGGTTTCTGTTGTGATTTCTCAGGATGGCAATGCGAGAGGAAAATATCTTTATCAGACAATTGGAAAATCAATATCTGATTTAGGTGCAAAATTGGGTGTATTGAGCCAATCAACCGTGAGCCAATCATGGGCATGGATAGGACAATTCAACATGAGCAATGGCACAGAATTAGATACAATTGCATTCAGTAATGGTGAGGCTTATACGAGCATTGCCGCAGGTGCATTGGAATCTTTAAATGCATATGCTTATTGTTTCCTGAGAAAGATTGAGGGAATTACCGGAACATACAACAATCAACCAAATACTGCCACATTGCTTACATCTGATTTCAGATATATCTATCTAAACAGAGTAATACAAAAGGCAATAAGAGTTGTGAGGGCATCCACATTGCCGACATTATCATCACCAATTGTTTTGAAAGCAGATGGAACATTGCCTGATTGGCAGGTTGAAAATCTGCAGTCATTAGGAGATAATGCAATTGGGCAGATGATTTCAGATGGTGAATTGTCCGGAGGTCAAACAATTGTGAATCCATCACAGAATGTTTTGGCTACAAACACAATAAACGAGGCAATCGAATTACTGCCAATTGGTGTTGCAGATTATATCAACATTGAAATTGGCTATGTATCACAATTAACACAGGCATAAAATGGCACAAGGAGTATTGGTAAATGGTGTGAGTTACGATTGGGGCAGCATTCAATTAGTTTTGTTTGGATTTCCAATTGTTGGCATCACGGCCATTTCCTACAACAAAAAACAAGAGAAAGAAAATCTGTATGGTGCAGGGTATAAGCCAACATCACGCGGATATGGCAAAGTGGAATATGAGGGCAGCATTACTCTGTACACAGAGGAATGGAAAAGAATCATTGCCGCAGCACCAAACCGCGAGCCATTGGAGATTGCACCATTCCCCATCACGGTTGTGTTGGGAACATCCGGCAGGAACACACCGACCACAGACAGATTGATTGCCTGTGAATTTCTCGAAAATCCATTAGATTCAGCGCAGGGAGACACAAGTATTATGGTCGAAATCCCCATCATTATCGGAGAGATTTTGAGATAAATTGTCAATGGGGAGACAATGGGCGCAAGCCTGCACAATGGCCGGATTTCCGGTCATTTGTGCTATATGAAAAAACTTTTTTATATTTGTTTCATGACAACATTATCCAAAATCAAAGCAGCGATGAAACCCGGCCAAGTTGGGTGGACATTCGCATCCGACAAATCACCAATGGTGTTGATTTGCGAGCCAACAAACAAGCAGGTAAAAAAATTTACCACAATTACTGATTATGCCGCACCATGTTCAGCGCGAAAAGGCGCAAAGAGGGCAGCATTAAGATTAGGCTACAAATACATAGGTTGTCTGCATTCATAGTGTGGCAGATTATCCAATGTGAATCCCGGCAATTGATTTTGACCGGGATTTTTTTTATAGTTAATTTCTGAAATAATAATCATCGCAAAAATTGGATTATGCCGTATTTTTACAAACATGAATACAAATCCCCAAACAACAGAACAAATGCCACAAAATGCAGAGCAAATTGCGGCAGAATTAGAATTTAAGTATCAGGCCATTCAACCCGGAACAAAAATTGGATTTTGGCAGATAGAACGCGAGGATGGAACATTGAATGTTTTTTTTAAGCATCCATCACGAATGCTAAAGATGATTTTTTTTGATGCCATGCAGACAAAGA